CCCCGGTGATCTCGCTGGCCCCGCCGAACTCATCCTTCACGCGCAAGTCCGCGAAGAAAAATCCCTGCAGCAGGTCTTGCATGTTGGTCTGGGTGATGTCCGTCTCAAAGCCGCCCGTGGCGTCAAGGTCAGTCACGACGCCCTTCTTGCGTTGGCGAGAGGGGTTGATTGGGTTCCGCGCAACCGTGGTAACTTCGCCGCCGAAGTCATCGTAGCTGTTCGGTTCCAGTGGAATCCAGATCGGCGTGCCGGGGAGTGTCTTGTAGGACTCTTCCTCCGCGTAGCGTAGACCTGTTACATTACTGTCAATTTTGTTGAGCTGTGCCATTATTTACCTCACCTCATCGTACTCGAAGTCAGCAAGTACGTTCGTTTGAAACCATGAGCCGCCCTGGCCGACTTCGATTGGTCTGACGTTGCGGAAGATGACCCGGCCGGGAGCCGTGGTCACTCCTTCAAATGCCCGTACAGCGATTGTAGTCAATTCGTCACCTAAAGTCAAGCCTTCACCCGTGGGGGTAAAAAGTTGGACGGTGACGAAGCCAAAGCGGCGATACCTACGGGCACCCGTTTCGCCGCTCAAGGTGGCTTGTCTTGACGCAGTGTGGTTGATGGTGACCCTGGCCCAGGCTCCGGCGTCAGGGGGTTCCTGCGACACATCTGAGTACAGCACCGGCAACAGCTGGCTCACGGAGTCTGCCAGCCAGGCCGTTTGGAACGTACCTAGAATCTCATCACGAGCTTGTGCGATGGTCGCGGTCATCTTGTTACCTCAAACTTGTAAAGTACCCGCGTGTCGGCCGGTCCAATCACGGACACCGAAACTATCTTCCACTGGATACTGCCGTCCTCAACTATGTCAAAATCTTCCAGTCCCAAACCAGAGTCGTTGCTGGCTGCAAAAAGCATCCCCTGTCGCTTGCGTTTTGCGTTGTCGGGGTTGACGGTATTTGTGTCAGTGAACACGGCCTTCCCAGAGACGCTGGCGCGGACGGGGGTGGACTGCCCGCGCCAGGGCTTGGTCAGGTCCAGCGGATCGCTGCCCTGTTGGATCAAGGTCACGGTCCGCCCGTTTGCGTCAATCAGGCGCTTGGCCACGGCGGCCATTGCGGTGAAGTTAGCCACGGTACACCATCCTGTTATCCACGAGCAATTCTTCGATCCATAAGTCGGCCTGCGGGTAGTCAGGGATTTGCTGCGTGGTAATATTTCCCGAGGAAGACATGGGATAATTTCCGTCGCCGTACTCCACTTCGGTTTCAATCACGTCAACCTTTTCCCGGATGGACTTCACGGTGCCGCCGCCCTGGTTGGTGACCTCACCCGTGGCCGGGTCTACGATGGGGAAGCTCACCCCTGGAACGGGGGCAAGGTTCCGCCCAAGCTGCAGCACCAGGAGGGCGTACTCAGCAACGCCCATCTTCAATTGCCTAGGCACTGGGTCAAAAGCGTACCCGGCGTTGCTGTATGCGTCCGTGCGGGGCCATTCCAGGGCCTGGGTGTGGCCGCGCTGGTAGCCCCGGTAGCGCAGGGCAAACCGTTTCTCAACATAGTCCGTTGCCTGGACGATGGCCCCCGTGATCTCAGCGGCGCCATACGTGCCGTCGGACACAGAGCCTATGCCCCGGTCGGCGTGGTGGCTGGTAAATTCAGCCGTCGTGATATAGGCGTTGGCATCTGTCAGCCCGGTTCCGTCTTCGACTGTGAAGGCCATAATTTTAGTCCTTTGTTCTGTCCTGGTTCAGCCGGAACTTTCCCTTGACGATTGTATCTTTTTTACCGGCCGCCGTCAGAAGCTGGGCGTCGTAAAAATAAACCCCCGGCGTGAGGTCGGTAGCCGCAGGGCTGGCCGGGGTGAAATATAAAATCCCCGTGGTTGGGTCGGCGTCCAGCGCCCCAACTATGGTCAAGATCAAGGTGGTGTCGTCCACGGGGGCAGCTTCACTATGGATGCCCATATTGATTGCCGTTGCGCCAGTGAAGTCGCGGGCCGAACCATCAACCGTGAACCGCAGAGCGATGGGAGCATCGTCCCCCCGCGTGTAATCAATATCGACTTCCGGCGTGGTAAAAGAATAGGCCATCACTCAACCTCCGAGGTACTGGTATCCACGGTCGTAGTTTCTGTGGCAACCACGGCCAAGGTGGACGGGGTTTCAACAACTGCTACGGCGGTGGCCTCCACGACCACGTCGCTTATGTTTTCCACTTCATAAATCCCATTCGCTTCCACGCTCAATCCTTCCATCAGCACAACGCTGGTTTCAGCGGCCCCGGTTTGGAGGAGCCAATCAGGGTAGATGTTCACGACGGCGTCCTGGTTCGTTTGTCCGGCGAAATATCAAACGCCTTGAACACGGTCACGCCGTCATCTTCAAAGACCTCCACCGACAAATCGTCTGGCGCAATCACGGCCTTGTTCGCAGACAGCTTCAGGTTATCTGCGGCCAGCTTGTTCACCGTCATGTCCACGATGGAGCCGCCGGTGCTGCTGTCTTCAATCGTGCAATCTCCACGGACCCAGAACGCGCCGCCGGTCACGGTGGCATCGAACGTGACCCGGCCCGAAACAAAGTCCATGCTCGTGATTGTGTCTGAGCAGTTGATGACATCCAGGCCGCCGGACCAGTTTCTCAGGGCGACGTTATGCCCACTGCCGTTCATGTCCAAGGTTGGGGTCTGGCCCGCGCCGCCGCCGGGTACGTTGGAAAAGCTATCCATGATCGTTAGCTGCGTCGAGCCGCCCATCGTGATGGTTCCGCCAAGGGCACACTGGTGGATAAAACCGTTGACGAAGTTTATGTCAAGAAGCAAGCAATCCCGAAGAACACTTCCGCCGTCCAGCGTGCCTGTGATTCGCAGGTTCTTGAACTCAGCGTTGACCACGCCCGCGCCGGGGTCCAGGGTCAGCAGCGTGCTGGTGATCGTGTCGCCCACGAAGACATGGCCCTCGGCCCAGACCTCTGTGTCAAAAGTCATGCTGGACATGATTCGAATAGCCTTCAGCCCGCGCTCCTCGGCGATGGCGCGGGCGTCGGCGGTATTGTTGACGGGGAACTGGCGGGTGCCCACCGGGAAAATCGTGCCGCTATATGCGCTCACGATGTCCAGCGAAACCTCACCGGCGAAAGACGCAGCCTGAAGTGAATTCAAGTCCTGCAGCCCGGCGGAGTTTGAGGTGGAGACGGACACCTGGTTGACGTTGATCACCTCGCCAATATTTGAGTTGGCCCCCACGGTGTTGACCCGGTACTGGCCGTCTTCAAAGGTGACGGTGTAGCCGTTAATAATCTGCACCACCCGAGCGAGGATGGCGCCACCAACCTCCACGGTCGTGTTGTGAGAATGGGTTGTCAGAAACGGCATGCCTGCTTCGTCGTCTTGAAGATCATTCAGCGTTTTGCGGAACACGTCAAGGTCCAGCTGGTAGATCACGGACGGCACCGACTGGAGCAGAACCATATCAATCTTGTTCACGTGGATAATCTTATTTTCCCAGTCAACGCTGATTGCCACGCTAGCCTCCAGTTGGACCTGAGCCCATGTTCATGATGTCTTTGATTGCCTGGGCTTTTTGGAACTCGTTAAACGTCTCGCGCAAGCTCAGAACTTCTGCCTGTAGTGCTTCAATTGTTTGCCGTTGGGCGTCGATGGTTTCTTCGTGCCGTTGAAGTCCCTCGCCCAGTATTTTTATATTCCGGCTGGTTGCGTCCGGTCCCATGGTTGCTCCTATGTGTCGTTGATCAGAATAGCCACAAGGTCCATCCCGGTCGAGGTGATTGTTGTGTCCACTTCAAAGGGTCGTTTTTCTGACCCGCTGGAGGAGGCGTCCCGCACCCTGACCTTCACCGGCTGGTCTGAGACAAAGGCGTAGGTGTCGGTCCACTCCGTGGTGCCGGGAATTGAATTCTCAATCACCACTCCCGCACTGGCCGGGCCACCCGCGAGGGTGAGGATATAGAGCCGGGCTGTGGTGGTTAGGCCGCCCACGTCCAGGTTGACCGTGTTGACGGCTGTCAGCGTTCCGGTGCTGGTGTTGGTGATGGACGGGCCGGAGGCAGTTTCTGACCAGTTCCAGTCACGATCTACTGTCGCGTCATATAGAATATCAACCGTGTTCCCGATGAAGGCTATCCCGACTGCGGTGTAGCTGGCGGGCTGGGTGGTGTGGGTTTGAATCGCCACGGCGTTGTTTGAGAACAGGCAGTACTTCATGTCGTAGTCAGGCTCAAGAAGAATCGCGCCCGCCGGTGAGACGGCCAGCGTGTTCAAGAAGGTACAGTTCCTGACCGTGGCACCGCCGGTGGTGATTTGGCCGCAACCATCAAACGTACACCCACCAACTTCTGTGGCGCCTTCTATGTCAATAACTCCTCCGGTGCGGCGGAAGGTTGACCCGTATATATTCATCGAATCAATGGCCGTTGTATTTGGAAAGTCAAACACAACGACCACGTTGGTATTCTCGCCGAGCATCAGCGTTCCGTTGCTGCCGTTCAGTGTGTCGCCTGAGCCGAGTTTATTGCCCATGGTGAAGTTGGTGGTGCCGTCTTTGGTTCCAGCGACAGTCACCCCGAGCAGCGTGTCCGAAATAGCCTCGCCCGAGACAGAGGCGTCAAGGAAGATCAGCAATTCATCTTCGGTCTCAAAGTTGGCCGTGTACAGATTTGGGCTGGCGTCACCAACGGTAATACGGCCCCGCACAAACAACACTCCACCGATCATTTCGATGATGCCGTATTTGTTCGCGGAGTGGTTTGAGATTGCTTCGATGTCTTCAAAATTAAACACATCGCCTGCGTTGTCGTAGGCCGTGATACCTGTTCCAAATCGACACACGTCAATGTAGGTGTTTTCAATGGACCGAATATTCCCAGAGTTGGAGTTGTCCACCGTCCAACTGAAGGTGCGAATGTCGCTCTCTACTAGCGTCCCGCTGGAGGCGCTCGGCGTGGAAGCAATATCAATTACAAAAGTTTTCCACTCACCATACCACTCAATGGCCGTGATGTTGTCTACGATGTCCCACTCGTTGTAGTTTCCTGAGCCGTCCGTGATCCTGATTTTCATGTAGTCAATAAAGGGCGCAATGTCGCACCGCATGTGGAAATACAGGTGGGTGTCTGTGGCGCTTAGGTCTGCGGCCGTGTTCAAGTTCGCCGCGTAGTAATCATACACGGCTGTTTCGCTGGCATTTTTACTAACGATCCAGGCCTGGGAACTGGTGCCCTGCTGAAAAACTTCAGTAGAGACACCATTTTCCCCAGACCAATATGCGTCTTGACCCGACGATCCGTCGCACACCAATGTCAAGTCTGGTACAACTGTCAACGCCACGTCAAAACTCCTCTAGCTGTCGTCTGTTCGGATGGCGGTAGTTGAACCGCCGGACTCACCGAGCGTGCCTGTAGTCTCGAAGGTTTTGATGGGGGAAACCCCGCCATCACGAACCCGGATGAACAGCGCCCGGTCTGACAGGTAAACCCCGGTGAAGGACTCAGACGCGGCAGCGGCTGCCTTGTCGATATAGCTAATCCACACGTTGGCCGTGTCACTGAAAGTGTCAGTGATTGCCGCGTCCAAAGTGAAAACTTTGCCTGTCCAACTGGAGACGTTCAACAACTTGTACGTTCCGTCATCGTCCAAGACCCGCAGCGTCCCAGCAGTGGGAGTGTCCAGCGGAATATCTTCCACGATTGTCAGCGTCGTACCAGAGTTGTGCAGCCCGTCCAGGGTCAGCTGGGCGAACTCAATCACACCGCCCGCCTCTGGGCCGACCAGCACGCGATCTTCGCCGCTCTCCAACCCGAATACCGTGAAGGTCACGTTGTTGGGAGGAGTGACGAGGTTGTTGCCAAGGTCGAACACTTTGTCCGAAGACGAAAGGTCGCCAGGTACCGCGCCGATGCCGTATGCACCGATGAGCGAGGAGCCCGTTGAAGACCCGATGAACACAGGGGCGATGGTACGCGCAACCGGCGAACCGTTCACCGCTGCGGTGGCACCCGAGGTTGCCCCGGTCAAAACGTAGCCCGCCGCCGGGGCGGTTCCGTTGGTGACCTGGAGATACAGGTTGCCGTCGGTGCCGTTGTCGTACAACGCAATCAAGATGCCCGCGCCACCGACGTTGGCCGTGCCCACGGGGGTACCAGCAACGTCCGCAGTAGCGGTGCCGCCATCAAGCTGTGAGATTTGCTCGCCGTCAATAACGGTGCCAGTGCCGGGTTCGATCTGCACAACCATGGAGCCAGTAGCGCCCGCATCGGTCAGCTCACGAATCACGCCCACGGCGCCAGACGTTCCAAACCCAATTGCTTCGCCAACAACGAACGGTCCTGTGATCTCGTTGTCGTAATTAAGGGTGGTTCCCCACGCAATAACTTCGTCTTCGACAAACGGCCCGCCCGATTCAGTATTGTACGCCACGTCCGTGGTGATCCCACGGAACAATGATCCGTTTATACCGTGGATGGTTTCAGCGGTTCCGCGCCGCTGAATGTCTTTGGCAAACTCATACAGGTCATTAATGCCCTGAGAGTTCAATGCCCACTGCGAGTAATAAGCTTCGGCCGGGGCCGTCCCCGAAATTTCCAGAAGCTGGTAGCCCTCAGTGTTGGTAATGGGCCAGGCGTTCACGGTGCCCTGGACGGTCTCGTTGTTCAAGTCAGCAGCCGTGAAGATAGCAGCCACGCTGTTACCCAAGCCCATGGTCA